TTGTTCCACTAAGTCCACTAGAACCAGATGTACCACTAGATCCACTTGTTCCACTAAGTCCACTAGAGCCTGATGTACCACTAAGTCCACTTGTTCCACTAGATCCACTTGTTCCACTAGAGCCAGAAGTACCTCGAGTACCACTAGAGCCTGATGTACCACTAAGTCCACTAGAGCCTGATGTACCTGAAGATCCACTAGTTCCACTAGAACCAGAAGTACCACTAAGTCCACTAGAACCAGAAGTACCACTAAGACCTGAAGAGCCACTTGTACCACTAAGACCTGAAGAGCCTGATGTACCACTAAGACCTGAAGAGCCTGATGTACCGCTAAGACCACTAGAGCCTGATGTACCACTAAGACCACTAGAGCCTGATGTACCGCTAAGACCACTAGAGCCTGATGTACCACTAAGACCTGAAGAGCCTGATGTACCGCTAGATCCACTAGTTCCACTAGAACCAGAAGTACCACTAAGACCTGAAGATCCACTAGTTCCACTAGAACCAGAAGTACCACTTAATCCTGAGCTTCCTGATGTACCGCTAAGACCACTAGAGCCAGAAGTACCACTAAGACCTGAAGAGCCTGATGTACCACTAAGACCTGAAGAGCCTGATGTACCACTTGTACCACTAGAGCCAGAAGTACCACTAAGTCCACTAGAGCCTGATGTACCTGAACTTCCAGATACTCCACTTGATCCTGATGTGCCATTAGAACCAGACGTACCGCTAGAGCCACTTGAGCCACTAGTACCACTTGAGCCACTAGTACCGCTCGACCCACTTAAACCTGAGCTACCAGATGTACCTGAAGAACCTGATACTCCTGAACTACCGCTAGTACCACTTGATCCACTAATTCCAGAACTGCCAGATGTACCACTAGATCCGCTAAGGCCTGAAGAGCCGGATGTACCATTAGAGCCAGAAGCTCCAGAACTACCAGATGTACCTGAAGAACCGCTTGTTCCAGAACTTCCAGAAGTTCCGCTAGAACCCGATGTACCTGAACTACCTGATGTACCTCGTGTTCCAGATGATCCACTTGTTCCACTAGATCCAGACGTTCCTGAACTGCCTGAAGTTCCAGAGCTACCACTTGTACCTGATGTTCCGCTTGAGCCAGACGTGCCGCTAAGTCCACTAGAGCCAGATGTACCTGAACTTCCAGATACTCCGCTTGATCCTGATGTGCCACTCGAACCACTAGTACCTGATGAACCGCTAAGTCCAGAGCTACCACTAGTACCTGATGAACCACTAATTCCAGAACTGCCAGATGTACCACTAGATCCGCTAAGGCCTGAAGAACCGGATGTACCATTAGATCCACTAAGTCCTGAACTTCCACTAGTACCTGATGAACCAGATAATCCACTAGATCCAGATGTACCATTAGAGCCAGAAGCTCCAGAACTACCAGATGTACCTGAAGAACCATTTAGTCCTGAGCTACCTGAGGTACCGTTTGATCCACTAAGTCCACTAGAGCCAGAAGTACCGCTTGATCCACTAAGTCCACTAGAGCCAGAAGTACCGCTTGATCCACTAAGTCCACTAGAGCCAGAAGTACCACTTGATCCGCTAAGTCCACTAGAGCCAGAAGTACCACTTGATCCGCTAGTTCCTGAACTACCGCTAGATCCGGATGATCCAGAAGTACCACTTGATCCGCTAAGTCCACTAGAGCCAGAAGTACCAGAAGAACCGCTAGTTCCTGAACTACCGCTAGATCCTGATGATCCAGAAGTACCACTTGATCCGCTTGTTCCTGAAGACCCACTTGATCCTGAGCTTCCGCTTGATCCAGAAATTCCTGAACTACCTGATGTTCCGCTAGAACCAGAGCTTCCGCTTGATCCTGAACTACCACTAGAACCAGAAGTTCCTGAGCTACCGTTAATTCCTGAAGTACCACTTGATCCAGAAGTACCATCGATTCCACTAGTTCCGCTCGATCCACTTGAACCGCTAGAACCAGAAGTTCCTGAAGAACCACTAGTACCAAATGTTCCACTAGACCCGCTAGAACCACTTGAGCCTGACGTACCTGAAGTACCATCGATTCCACTAGTTCCACTCGAGCCTGAACTACCTGATGTACCGCTAGAACCAGAAGTACCGTGTAATCCTGATGTACCGCTTGAACCAGAAGTACCACTTACTCCACTTGAACCAGAAGTACCATGTAATCCTGATGTACCACTTGAACCAGATGTACCTCTAGTTCCAGAACTACCTGATGTTCCATTGAGTCCACTTGAACCAGATGTTCCACTAAGTCCAGAGCTACCCGATGTACCTGAATCTCCACTTGAACCAGAAGTACCTGAACTTCCAGATACTCCGCTTATTCCAGAACTGCCTGATGTACCTGAACTACCTGCGCTTGGAATATTTACTGTTACTGACGATCCAGTATTTGATGCAGTAACTCCAGGCCCAGTAAAATTAATTAATGAAGCAGCTGAAGTTAATGGTATTCCATCATCTTCTATTGCAACAGGCGATCCACTTCCTCCACCTCCTTCAATTACAGTTATTACACCATAGTGATTTATTTTACACAACTTTCCTCCATTGCTTGTATCAAATCCGATTAAATAAGCTCCGACTGGAATCTTAACATAGTCAATTAATGTAAAATCTATAGTAGGATAAACATGGCTAACCCCCATTTATTAAGATATCTTTATTATATTTATCATAAAAATAAAACTTTTTCATGGTACCATGTATAAAAATAAAAAGTAAAAATATGGTAATTTATCAAGCACGTACCTTTGCTGGAGTTTATGAAGAGCTTTTAAATGACTTAATTAATGATCCTGAGTATATCACTAAACCTCGAGATATGAAAATTAATGAGATTTGTGATGTATCATTAGTAATAGAAAATCCATTATCTTGTCTCTATTCAAATCCATTTAGATCATCTCAATCCAAATATATTGCAGCTGAATTCTTATGGTATTTCATGGGTAGAAATGATGTTGAATATATTGCAAAATATGCAAAGTTCTGGGAATCAATTAAAAATGATGATGATACAGTTAATTCATCATATGGTCATCTTCTCTTTAATAATAAGAATGAACATGGGATCACACAATATCGTTGGGCATTAGAATCATTAGCAAAAGATAAAGATTCACGACAAGCGGTCTTACACTTTAATTTACCTATTCATCAGAGATCAGATAATAAAGATTTTGTTTGTACTATGTATGGAATATTCCAAATTAGGGATAATAAACTTAATTTTACAATAAGTATGAGAAGTAATGACGTAATTCTAGGATTGCCAACCGATGTTGCATTTTTTGTAACTCTACAATCTCAAATGCTTTCTCATCTTCGTACTCACGCAGGATATCCAGAATTAGAGCTTGGTACATATACACATATTGCTAATTCTTCTCATATTTATGAAAGACATTTTGAGATGGCAAAAAATATGATAATTAAAAAATTTGAGCCTGAATCAATGCCTGAAGTAAAAATAAATTTAATAAATATTGATGGAACTCCAACTGATTCATTTATTGCTCTTTTTAATAATCAAGAAGAGCCACTAGTATTAGAAGATGAATTATATAATTGGATAATAAATAACGTTAACTCATGAAAAAATATATTATAAATGGAATAAAATCAGTTATTACACTGCTTTTATTAACTGCAGTATGTCACTACCTTTATAAATGGAATCATTTAGATAAAGTATTTGGACCTACTGTAAAGTATGAACAATGGATAGCAATAATTGTTATTGTACAGACACTTATCCCAGCAAAAGAATTATTTTCATCCGACAACAAAGATAAAGATGACAAATAAAGATCTTAAATATCATTTGACTTATTTAAAGATGGCTACTGAATGGTCTAGTCTTTCATGCTGTAATCGTAAAAAAGTTGGTGCATTAATTGTTAAAGATAGCACCATTATATCTGATGGGTTTAATGGAACACCTAAAGGATTTTCTAATGATTGTGAAGACGCAAATGGTGATACTTATTGGTATGTTTTACATGCTGAAGCAAATGCTATGCTTAAGGTTGCTAGATCTACTCAAAGTACAGATGGTTCAACCCTATATGTCACTTATTCACCATGTAAAGATTGCTCAAAAATGATTATCCAGGCTGGCATAAAATTAGTAATATACCGAGAAGAATATAGAGATCTTTCAGGAATTAGAATTTTACGTGAAGCTGGTGTAAATGTAATAAAATTAGATATAGTATGAATGAAAGATTAATAAATATCGTATTCGTTAAAGATTATAAAAGCTTTATTCTAGCTTTTGATAAAAAGGATAAAAGTGATTATATTTTAAATGTAAGTAAATTAATTAAAGATAAATTTAATACGAAATTTATTGTTCCTAATAAAGTGCAATCTTTCTTACTTAATTATGAGATAAAGAAACTTTTAGATAAGGCTATTACTTTAAAAAATGATAAATATTCTAGAGTAATTTACCTAAATTCAAATCTTTCAATTACATCTATTTTAAATACTATCGACTTTATTAATGAGGAGTATGTAGGATTTACTTTTAATTATCAATTAATTGATTCTCTTGACTCTGATTTAACTGATGTAAAATTTCCAGAATATTTAAATATTGTTACTACAAAAAAAGAGCCTCAATATTGAGGCTCTTTTAATTTTATTATCTATTCGATCGATGTAATTTTTGTACCCAGTCTGGAATCTCTCCATCTGGAGATTCCATTGAACTAAATGGATTTGCTCCAAAAGCTTCATCTGAATCATCAAATTTTCCAGTTTCTTCAAAGCTTCTTAATTGTGCTTCAATATCTCTTAAATCTGAAATCGTTTGATTTGACTTAGTTGCATAATTTGTAGCAGTTTCATTATCTTCTTCTGAATCATTATCTTCAGGATATACATAAGGTTCTTCATCTTCAGGATATTCACTGTTTGCTTCTTCTCCATTAATATAATAGTCAGCTTCATTAATAAATCTTTCAAATGAAGTATATGTCTTTCCTTCTTTTAATGGCTCAATCTCAACTACTGGAATCCCAGTACGAGTATCATCATAAGTAAAAGGTTTCTTCTTTTCCTGTTTGTATACTAAATCATGTGACATTGCTTTATATGTAGGGTCATATACTGGATGAGAAAATGCAGGATCCCTCTCAACAGTTCTACGATAACCATCTAATTTAGGTGACTTATCTATTAAGCTTCCCTTTCCGTCTCTTAGTGCCATTACTGAACTTGGTCCACCGAATCCTGGTTTCTTAAGATCCATATAATTATCGAAATTTAAGATATCTCGACGATGTGCATCAAACATTTCCATCTTATTTTATATTTTTTAAACTTTTATTTCTCCTATTCTAGTTTCAGTCCAATTATCTGCTCTATACGTCATTGATACATTATATATTTCAGTCGATGTATAATTAAGTGTAACTGCAGTTAATGCAGAGTTTGGGATAATTCCAGGAAAACTCCATTCTCTAAAAATAGTACCTGCCTTATCTGTCATATGTACTGACATTGATCCAACATAATCTTTCTTTAATCCTTGTTTACCAGTTAATGGATTATATACAATATCGTTCCATGCTCTAAGCGTATTATAGATATATGCATCATTATCTTCATTTAAATTGACTGTAAAATTAAGTACAAGATCTGCATATGTTTTATCTGGTAAAGCTGCAGCATAAGATCTAGTAGCAAACTTATATGCTTGAGTAGCCAATGTCGATCCATTTGAATTATTCTCAGGTAAACCACTTAATGTTGTCACATGTTCAACTAATAAACTAACGTTTGATCCAGTGATTGATGCTGGTGGTGTTAATATTACTTCGAATTGATTTTGAAATACAGGTTCGTAGTAATTAGTCGCTGCTTGGGAGTTACTCCAATATGGTAATGCCATAATCTGTTAATTATTTTATTTTATTTATTTCGATTAAGTGTATCTAAATCATTTGATCCAGTTGAGTCTAAATCTTCTCCTTCAATCGGTTCATCTACTTGTTTAGGAGCCTCTTCAATATTAAATAAATTATCGAAATCAATAGTTGATCTAACCGATACTTCAGTTGATCTATTTGAATATTTATCGATACTTACTTTATCTCCTCTGAAGTCTAGTGATACTGATGGTAATATTGTTCTAAAAATAAGTTCATTCGTATTATCAACTGAATCATATACTAGGATTTCTGAAATTTTTGGATTAGATTCATTTGTTATTATAAAACTTCCAGTCGGTCCATCAATATTTACTTTAATATTATTCCAACTATTAATTGCCTTTCCGTCTAGTGTATCAACCATTCCAGTAGAAAGCTTAAGCGTAATACTTGGATTACCTGAATCTATGCCACTAGTCGATACTTCACGTAAAACAATATCGTTTGCCATTAAGCGAATATTAATAATCGATCCATTAAAATACTTATCATTAATTTCTTTAATTTGAGCAGAAGTTAATTTCGTTGTGTATACAACTTCATTAACTTGTTCAGATTGTGATATATCTCCAGTAGCAGGCTGAGGAGTGTCTTGTGAAGGAGGCACTGTACTAATTTCTCCAGCCATTTCTTGTGCATATGCTGGATTAATTATTCTTTTAATTGCTTCACTTGCTAAGTCAAATTTTCTTTTAAGTAGATTAACTTCACTTAGAGTAACATATGCAAGAGTAGCATGACCTTCAATAAATTTCATATCTGGAAATATATCGACTTGATTTAAGTAGCCATTAATATTATTTTGATCAATATTAACATGACCATCAACAATTGACCATTTTAAATCATAGTTTAAAATAGCCTGAAAGATAAATCCTCCATCCTTTATGTTTGCTTCATCTGAAGATGATTGCTCAAATAATTTAATCATTACTTTTTACTATCTCTAGTGCGTTTATAATTTTTCCAAAGTTCATTATAGATACCGCATGATGCTCCTAAGAAGTTAATAATACCAACATATTTCTTCTTATCTTCACCATCCATATTTGCAACCTTCGTGCCAATACGTTTAGCATCACTTAATGTAAGCTCTTCGTCTTCTTCTTTTCCAACTAGTTTCTTAAGATCACCTTTCTTTTCAAGAAGTGCATACTTATCAAAGCTTGTAATAGCTCTTTTCATGTGGTTAATTATTTTTTACCAACAATATTCTTACTCTTAACCGTTGACATATATTGTTTAGTATATTTGTCAAGTTGTTGAGTACCCTTTCCTTTAACTGGTCCTTGTACCAATCCTTGATTAACTTTAGCTGATCCTGATTTGTCATTAGCTGCAACGTTAGCTTTTCCGTTATATCCTGATTCAGCTTTTTTAAAGGCTGCCATGAATTGCCCGTAGTTCATAACTGGATTTCCCATTATTCTTTAATTTTTTTATTATTTATCTACTTAGATTCTTAAATTCTATTGTATTATATTTATCTTACTGCATAAAAATAGCGAACACATTAAATAAGTTCGCTATTTTAAAATTAACTAAAAGTCAATTATTATTGTCTTGATGCTAATTTAGGCATGTTAAAATCATTTTTAAAATCATCAGTTAAACCTTCAGCTCTTCCTGGTTCATCTTTAAATAAATTTGTAAATGCTTCCCACGTAGTAGAAGCTCCCCATTCCTTAAAATATGCAACTGTTGCTGGGTATTTTGTACCTAATAGAATTTTAACCTCAGCTGCAATCAATGCGCGGTCACTTTGAGATAAATCTAAGTCGGCCAGTGTTTTAATAATTCCGCCGACTGCCGTCGAAAGTTTCCAGAAACCAGCAACATCTTTCTTTGCAATAATTGATTTTAATGCAGCTCGAGTAGCGTCAGGCTTTCCTTTATATTTTGAATAATCTGGGCTTCCGCCTGATTCTAATTCTGCTGCCATTTCAGCTTCATGTAATTTACTCCATTTATTAAAATTAAGAATATTTGACATTTGATTAAATATTTTTTATTATTTATCTTATATAATTGCAATATTTTTAGTATTTTATTAATATGCCAGAATTAGCCGAAATAAAAATAATGTCAGACTATATTAATAAAGTTTGCTCGAATGAGGATTTTACAAGTATCTCCTTTTCAGAGAGTGCAAGTAATCGAGGACTAAGAATAGTTCAACCTAGTGATCTTCAAATATTTAGTATAACTGCTGAATCTAGAGGAAAAGAGTTAATACTTTCTCTAATTCAGGGAGGTCATCCATTTATGAAGATCAGGTGCTCAATGGGTATGTCAGGTCACTGGAATCTCAGTAATATTGATAATCGCCCTAAGCATACTCATCTATTATTCAATACTATTTCACAAAAATCGCTATGTTTAGTAGATACTAGACGATTTGCCAAATGGAAAGTTATATACTAAAAATATTAGATAAAAATGGCAGAACTTTATGGTATCATAAAAGTCAACTTGAAACCATTTAATGTTTCTTAGTTTTAATAAAGTAATTAAAAA